TTAGGAGAGCCTTACAGCAACAAAAGAATAAAGATGGTATCCGTAGATCACGTTGGGCAGTCATAAGAAATACAAATCCACAGCTTAAAACGACGACTATTAAGACATGGCTTGATTGGTATGATGAAAATGTTTGGGGCAGATTTAAGTGGTCAGTACCTTATACGCACCATTTAAAAAGAGGTGATATTGACCTAGAGGTTATTTTCCTAGCCCTTGATAGACCTGAAGATGTAAAAAAATTGCTCTCATTAGAGCTGACTGGGGTATGGGTAAATGAAGCAAGAGAGATTCCGAAGTCTATTATTGATGCTTGTACTATGAGGGTAGGTAGATTTCCGTCTATGCGTGAAGGTGGCGCTTCTTGGTATGGGGTTATTTGCGATACAAACGCCCCAGAAGAAGATCATTGGTGGCCTATTATGGCTGGTGATGTACCTGTGCCAGATCATATCTCTAGGGATGAAGCGTTAATGCTGATTAAACCTGATAATTGGTCTTTCTATACGCAAGGGGGTGGCATGAAAGAAGATAGGGATGAACAAGGTGACTTAACTGGGTATAGTGATAACGACCACGCTGAAAATAAAAAAAATTTAACGCCGAAATATTACAATAACATCATAAAAGGAAAGACAAAGGGATGGATTGATGTTTATGTCTTAAATAAGCTTGGCTCTTTAGAAGAAGGAAAGCCTGTCTATCCTTCATGGCGTGTAGAAACACATTTAGCTAAAGAACCTTTACTTCCTGACCCTAATTCTACTGTCTATATTGGTATTGACTTTGGATTAACGCCTAGTGCTGTCTTTGGACAGCGTTTAGTGACTGGTAGGTGGCAGATACTCCATGAATTAGTATGCTTTGATATGGGGGCTGTCAGATTTGCTGAAGCCATGAAACAAGATATTACAAAATATTTCAGAAACTACGAATTAGAAATATATGGCGACCCAGCAGGAGATTTTAGAGCACAAACTGATGAGAGAACTCCTTTTCAAATGCTTCGACAAGCTGGAATTAAAGCTTTTCCAGCACCTTCTAATGATGTGGCTTTAAGAATTGAATCCGTTGAATCAATGTTAAATAAAATGGCAGATGGAAAGCCCTGTTTTTTATTAGATGATAGGTGCTTAAACCTTAAAAAAGGATTTAATGGGGGCTATCATTATAGACGTATGCAAACGTCAGGTGAACGTTTTGATGAAAAGCCTAATAAGAATAGATATTCCCACGTTCATGACGCTTTACAGTATTTATTAATGGGAGCTGGTGAAGGACGTACCTTAATTCATGGAAAGAAAACTATTAATCCTACTAAAGCAAAGACAACATGGAATGTTTTTGACAAAATAGACAAACCAAAAAGGAAATCTTGGAACGTATTCGGACTAAATGGCTAGTTTTTTTTTACACACCTCTTAATCCTCCTTGGTACACCAGATGGCGTAAAAAAGGATTTACCCATGTAGGAGCTATGACGTTTAATACTAAACATAAATGTTGGGTATTAGTAGAAGGTTTATATGGAAGGCTTAATGTGGAAGTATTATCAAAAAAAAAATCAGAAAAAGTATTAAGCTACGTCAAAAGATTACATGGTATCGTTCTTAAAGGAGATGAAAAAGAAACACCTAACTTTAGAGGAGAATGGTGGGTCAAAGAACATAGTTGCGTTAGTTATATGCAAAGACTGTTAGGACTAAGGCGATTTTGGTTATTTACTCCGTATCAGCTATTTTGTGCGTTGCGAAAGATGAATTTTACTATTTTTGTGGACGCTAGAATTAATATGGCGAAAAAACCTAAACCAAAACCGAAGCCTAAACCAAAAGGATACTAAGTGGGTATTTTAAAAAGACCTAAATATCAAGAAACGGAAACTGACAAAGCAATTAAACGTCAGTTAGAACAAGAAGAAAAAGATCGTGTTGTAAAAGAAGAAGCACGAGCTGAACGTAAAAGAAGAATGGCTAAAGGAATGATAGGTTCTCGTTCTATGTTTTCTAAAGCTGGTGGTCAGGGTTTCTATGACGACCAAGGTAATATGTTATCTTAATGGGCAATAAAAATTCAACAAGTTCTGGTGGAGGTGGAAGTTCTAATTCTAACTCTAATGCTGGTGCTGGTGACAGATCAAATAATGCAACAAAAAAAGCAACTAAAGCAGTTAAAAAGAAAGTTAAATTTCAACAAACTAAACATCCAACAGAAGGTATCGTGGATTCATATACTTTTAAAGATGGAAAGAAAAATCAAATGTATGGTGGACAAGTATCCAAAGCAACTAACGAATATTTAGAAAGTATTAAAGAAGCTAAAAAAGGTTCACAAAATCCTGATGGTTCTTACAATTATATGCTTACGTCAAAAGGATGGAAAATGAAATATGGTTCTTATAATGCTGGTGGCCCTCAAGAAGGTTCAGCTATGGGTTCAGGTGGTGCTGGAGTAATGAGCCAAATTCCTATTTCAGAAAAAATGTTTGAACAACAAAGAAAAATTCAAACTGGTTTACTTGCTGGATTATCTGTTTTTGCTCCTATAGGGGTTGGTCAAGTAATGAGAGCTGGAGCGGCAAATGCTTTTAATTCTACATACGGAGATTACCGAAAAAGTTTTCAAGCAAATAAAGCTATGGGTAGTGTTAATTATTCATCACCTACTACAAATACTACAGAAACAGCAAATTTAGCTATGGGTGATACAACAGACGTAGCAAATAATAATAAAAAGAAATCTAAAACAACTAAATCAACAACTAAATTTTTTGCTGGTACTGGCACAGAAGAATCAACTAAGAAAAGGGCATTTTACGTATAATGGTTTACACAAATACAGATATATCACCAAATACTTCTGAAGATAAAAAAGTAGAAGCTATTTTAAAAAGATACAAAGAAGCAGATAATTTAAAAGCTCAATGGAAAGATAAATTTGAAGAAGCGTATGAATATTGTTTGCCTCAACGAGAATCTTTTTATGATGAAGAAGCTGGTCAAAAACGTACAGATAAAATATTTGATGAAACAGCAGTAGTAGGAATACAAGAATTTGCTAGTAGATTACAAGCTGGTATTGTTCCTACGTTTGCAAGATGGGCAAACTTTGAAGCTGGGTCAGAAATACCTGAAGATAATCAAGAAGAAGTAAACCAAGCATTAGATGACATAACACAATATGTATTTGAGTTATTAAGCAGCTCTAATTTTAATTCAGAAGTTCATGAATGTTTTATGGATTTAGCAGTTGGTACTGGTGTTATGTTAATTGAAGAAGGTGACGCTGTTAATCCAATTAAATTTTCTGCTATACCACTTCCTCATGTTTGTTTATCTAACGGCCCAACAAATAAAATTGATTCTGTTTTTAGAAAACGTCAATGCAAACTTAATGAAATAAAAGTTATGTATCCTAAAGCAGAAATTCCAAATGAAGTAATGGAATCAATGGATGAAAATAAAAAATGCACCATTATAGATGGTGTCTATCAAGTATATGATGAACCTAACGTAGAAAAATTTAAACATTGTGTAATTCTTTTAGATAAAAAAATAATTATTTTAGAAGAAATGTTTGAGGGTGTTGGTTCTAATCCTTACGTTTGTTTCCGTTGGAATAAAGCGTCAGGCGAAGTGTATGGACGTGGCCCAATTTTTAATGCCATGTCAGCAATTAAAACAACAAATTTAACAATTCAATTAATTTTAGAAAATGCTCAAATGTCTATATCAGGAATATACCAAGTAGAAGATGATGGTATTGTTAATCCTGATAACATACAGCTAGTCCCAGGTTCTCTAATTCCAATCGCTCCTAATTCAAAAGGGTTACAACCTATTAATTCTGCTGGACGATTTGATGTTGCTCAGTTGGTACTCGAAGATATGAGAGCTAATATTAAAAAAGCTTTGTATATGGAAACGCTTGGTAGACCAGAAGGTACACCAATGACGGCAACAGAAGTAGCAGAACGTATGGCTGATTTATCAAGACAAATAGGTTCATCATTTGGTAGACTTCAAGCTGAATTTGTTATTCCGTTATTAAGACGAGTTATTCGAGTATTAAAAGAACAAGGTAGAATAGATTTACCTATTATTAATGGGAGAGAAGTTAAAGTACAAGCAATTTCACCATTAGCACGATCACAATATCAACAAGATATAAGTGACATAAATAGATTTCACGAGATTATTGGTACTACGTTTGGCCCACAAATGCTTAACTTAATTGTTAATCAAGACGCTGTGGCAAGACATATTGGTAAACTTATGAATATACCTGAGAAACTATTACGTGATGAACAGGAACAAGCACAACTAGCCCAACAAATGCAACAAATGGCACAACAAGGACAACTAGAAGGAGAAGCAAATGACGTCATGGGAAGCCCTCAAGGACAACAAGGCCCAGTCTAAACCAGTTAATTCGATTGATGGTTATACACGATCACCAGAAACAGAAAAAAAATTAAACCAATTATTTGGTTCTGTTTTTAAAGGGGATGATGGGAAAACAGTATTAACATATTTAAAGTCTATTACTACTGAAGCTGTAGCTGGGCCAAATATGTCTACTAATGAATTATTTCATTTAGAAGGAAGAAGATTTTTAGTCGCTATAATTCAATCAAGAATTAATGCTAATTTACAGGAGAAGAAATAATGAGTGAAGAAGATAAAGTACAGGAAACGACAACAGAAACGTCAGCCAAACCTGAATACATATCCGATAAATTTTGGGATAATGACAGGGGAGAGGTAAATGTTGAATCGCTAAGTACATCATATAATTCTTTAGAAAAAAAATTAGGTCAGCGTACAGATGAATTAACAAAACAGATACGCACAGATATTGAACAAGAACGCAGTGCTAAAGTTCCTGAGAAATATGAAATTAAAATGCCTGAAATTCCTGAAGATGTTAATATGGAAGTTAATGAAGATCAGCCATTACTTAAATGGTGGGGTGAAACAGCTAAATCTATGGGATTATCGCAAGAGCAATTTAATGAAGGAATTAATCAATTTGTGCAAAATGAGATTAATG